AGCCTGACGGATAGCGTCCTGGTGACATGGGAACGCGATATCCTCGGGCCCAATCACTCGATCCTGCAAGCCAGCAACGTCCGCCGGGAAGGCCGATCCCTCTACCGATTCTCGAATGGGTCAGAGGTGATCCTCGGCGGCATGGACAAGCCAGACAAGGTCCTATCGTCTGACTACGATGTGATCTACGTCCCCGAAGCAACTGACCTTAATTTGACCGATTGGGAAACGCTCTCCGGCCGCCTCCGCACGGGCGTTCTCCCATTCCAGCAGATCCGCGCCGACTGCAATCCTGGCTCCCCGTCGCACTGGCTTTACAAGCGATGGCAAGCCGGGCTGCTGACGATGGTCAAGACAACCCACAAGGACAACCCGAGATTCTGGGACGAGGAAAAGCAGGCCTGGACCGAGAGCGGGGAACAATACGTCCTCAAGCGTCTGCACCGCATGACCGGTGGCCGGCGAATCCGGTTTCTCCTCGGGGAATGGAAGAAGGCCGAAGGGGCTGTGTACGAAGAATGGGATCCGGCCATTCACGTCGTCGATCGGTTCGCCCCGCCGACCTCGTGGAAATGGCACATGTCGATCGACTTTGGTTTCACGAATCCGTTCGTGTGCCAACTCTGGTGCGAGGACCTCGACGGGCGGTTCTACTTGTTCAAAGAGATCTACAAAACCCAGCGGATCATCACAGACCACGCCAAGCACGTCAAAGAAAACTGGATGGGCCAATGGTTCTCGCACCTGTCATCGGTGATCGGTGACCATGATGCCGGCGATCGGGCGATCTGGGAACGAGAAACGGGCATCCATATCAACCTGGCCGACAAGCGCACCGGGCCGAAAGAGATCGCATCAGGCGTGCAGCAGGTATCCGAGCGATTGGTTCCCGCCGGCGACGGCAAGCCTCGGCTCTTCGTTATGCGGGACGCTCTAGACCACGAGCCGGATTCGGCCCTGATCGAGGAAGGCAAACCAACCTGCACGGAACAGGAATTCGACGGGTGGATCTGGGATCCAGACGCCAAGAAGGGCGAGCGGCCACTGAAACAGGACGACCACGGCATGGACGCGACACGGTACCTGTTCAAGTACCACGATACGAAACGGATTATTGAGGAGGCGGCAGAAGATCATGTGCCAATGAGCCGGGCGGGCATAGCGGCGGCATTTCAATAGGAACCGGCGGCACGTGTCGCCCTTCCGCATCGCGCGGCCAGAAATTATCGTCCGATTCATCGGCATGCACATCACGCCAAAGGCCTAAAGGCAAGTTGCATTCTTCGCTGACTCGGTGCTTGAGTTCGGACAAAAAACAATTCGCCTCAAACTGATTCCAGTTTTCGTGGGTTTTGTCCATAGGGCCGAGGAAATCATTGTCGTCAACCTCGCCCACGAAAACGACTTCGCCGGTCTTGTGATTCCGTAAATGGATCTGCCTTTTCATAGGTCCCTTGAGAATGTCGCCAATGCCACTTATCGCCAATGTGATCGCGATTGCCGTAATCATCACCCCACCCCCATTTGCACGATCGGCCCCGTGCTTTAAATTTACCGATAGTATAAATCCACACAGTAAAGCCATAAATTAGACTGGGTTACACTATTGTGATTGAGATAACCCTTTGCCGTCGTTGCCTTTGCATTTATGTATTAACCCCTTCTTAAGCAACAGCTTTACACAATCCGGACACAGTTCATGAAGTCTCGGCCATGATGGTGAGGTAAATCGATCGTGGATCGGAAATGCGGTCCGTTTGCCGCAAACGGCCTTCTTATCCGGTGCGTAGTGTTCCTGCGTATAGTGGAATTCTTTCTGATAAATCAACTCACGATATTCTTTGGCGACACATATCCAGGGGAATTTCGCCGTCTGTACATAACAATGTCCGTTGATATTGGGAGCGATTGGAAGATCGGTTCGGCGAGGCTCGTATTTCAAAACCAGATTTTCGTATGAATTCTTCTCGATCTCAGTTCGCTGGGATTCCCGGAACACGTGATCGACGACAAAGAATATTTGCCGCAATGCTGTTTCAGCGGTTTGCCAGTCGCCTTTACCTTTCGCGATTTGGAACAATTCATCTTGCTCGCGAACACGACGACGCCAGTTTTCAATTGCAAATTCAGTCATTTTGAATATCTCCTGCGCCTTGATGCAAAAAATATGCGTCGTTATGCGTCGTAACCCGGACATTGGCCTTGGCTACAAACAAGGCCTTCAATTCATCGCGTGTCATCTCACCCGACCCCCATTTGCACGATCGGCCCCGTTACCCCGTGCTGGTTCTGGTATTTGCCCTGCTTATCGGCGTAAGTGCGTTCGGGGCGGCCATCGATCTGCATGAAGATGATCTGCCCGATTCCTTCGCCGGGATAGATCCACACGGGATCCGAGCCGATATTCGAGATCTCGAGCGTGATCTGCCCGCGCCAGCCCGGTTCAATGGGTGTCACGTTGAGGAAATTGCCCACACGCGCCAGCGTCGACCGTGTGAACACTAGCCCCAAGACATCCTCGGGCATGTCGAAGGTTTCAACCGTCTGGCCTAATACCATCACACCGGGACGCAGCAAGAACCGGGATTCGTGAAGCACATCCAAGAATTGCCCAGGTTGCTTCGGGTCAACAATGTTCACGTCATTTGAGACATGCTTGAAATTGTAGTCCAGTTTGAAATCGTACCCCGCACTCGATAACCCGGAGTCGATCTTGCCATTCTTGTTCTTCTTGAGCAGATCCGCTTCCGGATAGTCAATGAACGGCGTAATCATGCCCTTTTGCTGAACGAATTGCCGAATCTTCCAGTCAGGTAGAATCATTTGAAACCTCCATTGTCGATCATCTTCAAACTCTCAATATTGGCTTTCCGCCTCAGTGTATCCTGCCCCGCCGATAGCTTTCCCGAAGTCCTGATAGTTAGCCTCAGAGGTTAACCAAAGGGCCCTCATATGGCAGGCATTTTCGGGAACGCATTCGGTGGCTGGTTTCAACGGCGGTTCGGCGGTGGCGCCAGCGATCCAGGCATCCCGAACGCCCAGGCCCTCATTGCCGCGACGGAACAATCCCGTCTTGAATTGACCCGCCTTGTCCGCGGCGAAATCGTCGACACCGTCTATCGAGGGCCACAGGATTACGACAACTGGACGGGCGAGACGTGGGAGATTCGCAAGGCCTATCGCCAATTGATGCTGAAAGAGCCGAACGTCAAGTCCGCGATGTGGACCAAGATCTATTCCGTGGCATCTCTCGACCTCCAGGTTGCTCCCGCAAACAAGAACCGATCCGCTGACCGTGCGGCGGCCAAATACGTCGAATACGCACTCAAGAAAGCCAAAGGGGGCACGAAGCGGCTCATCGAGAGCATCGCAGCAGGAGCGATGATTGACGGCTTCAGCGTGCTCGAAAAGCTCCTCGGCCCGACCGAACCGAATCAGGAATGGCCAGCGTTCTGGACGGTACGGGAGTTGTTCCCCGTCGACACGGAATGGGTCAAATTTGACATCAACCGGTACAAGCAGGTCACGGCGGTCAGACCCTTAAGGGGCAACCCCGGCTCCGGCTTTGATCCCCGGGATTTCGTGATTCACGCCCATCAATCGCTCTGGGGCGGGCCTTTCGGTATCAGCGATCTTCGGGCAGCCTACCGAGCCGCAACGCTGATCACCGACGCTGTGAAGTTCCGGGCCATGCTGCTCGAGAATTTCAGCGGTCCGTTCCTGGTCGGTAAAGTCCAACGCAACGACGTTTCGGCGAAGAAAGAGATGATGCGGGCGTTGAGAGAAGCCCGCACGTTGGGCTACGTCGTCTGTCGCGAAGACGAAGAGATCACCGTTCTGAACCTCGCGACGTCGGCGGATGAGCAATTCAAGTCGGCCATTGAGGACTACCGGAACGAAATCTACACGGCCATCAATGGTGCGTACAAGCCGTTTACGGAGGGCAAAGTATCGCATTCCGGCGACACCAGCGTCGCCCGAGACATCACCGAGCTATTCGAATGGGCGTTGGCCACGGACGTCGCCACGGTCCTGACTGAACAGGTTGCCCCGGACCTGGTGGTTCCCAATTTCCCCGTCGGCACGGGCATCCCAACCGTTTCGCTATCCGGCTTCGACCCCGAAACCACGTTGAAACGCCTGCAGGTGATCCAAACCGTTCAACAGCTGATCGGCGGCAGCATGGGCCCGAACGGGAGTAAGACGGGCGTTTCCATGGCCCAAATCCTCGACGTCAGCCGCGTGGAGCCAGCGACGGACGCAAGCGATATCGCGATGCCGATGCAGCAAGGCGCCGCACCTGGTGGCCCTCCCGGAATAGGCGGCGATCCCGGATCGATGGCCCCGCCTGACCAAGGTGGCGGCCCGGATGACGGCGGCCCCCCGAATACTGATCAGCTGACGAGCGGGCTTGAGGCTCTTCTCAAGGATCCGACCAAGGCCACGCAACCAGCGACGCCCCAGCAACCGCAAGCCACGCAACAAATGGCCGACATGGCAGCACGCTACGCAGACGAATTGATTGCCAAACTTACGCTCAAAATGGGTGAATAATGTCCGACGAAATCAAGCAGCAGATGGAACGGGTTGCCGATCGGTACTATCAGGCCGGCATTGAAAAAGGCGTCGCCATCGCCCAGAAAGCCACGCCCCCGGCATCGAACACGTTCGCCGACATGACCGGGTTCCTTGACCAGATGTTCGGCCGGTTCATTGATCTGCTTTCCGTTGCCCGTCCTGCCACGGCCACGTTTGCGGACACCTCGGCCAGCGATCCCGACGAGGAACGCATTCACCTGCTGCTGGTGGTCGCCGACGAACTCTATGACAAGGTCGAGCCGGAGGTCCTGGCCAAAATCCTCGGCACCCTGGCCGATGATCCTGACGGCTACGATTCCGCGTCCGTTGGCGATCCTCCGCCGGCATCGATGCAATTCGCCGAATGGATCTACGAAAAGGGTCCGCGGGGCGGCCACCGCTGGAAGAACGCGGAAACCGGGCGTTACGTCTACGCCAAGGACAAACCTGGTGCTCGCCGGGCGGCCATGCTCGAGACCCGCGGCAAGGCTCACGCAGCCGCGAATGAAATCGTGCATGCGCACGTGCACAACAAGGCGACGCCGGACCAGATGCGGGAACTGATCAACCACTTGCCCCACCTGACCCGGGCCCAGGTGTCTTCGATCCGTGCTCGCCTGATGCTTTCGTTTGGCGGGAAAGCCAAGCTGGCCGAGCGAATCGAGGCCTTGAAACAGCACGTGATGGGCCACGCCTCGGGAATGGAGCAGGAAGAACGCGAAAGAAATTCGCCAGCCGCCGAAAAACCTGATACAATGGATTCAGGAGAAAACAAGGGCACCAATAAACGGAGAAAGGCAAATGGAAAGCTGGAAACAGTGGGCAGCGGCGGCGAAGGCGGAGGGGTACCGGCCGAAGAACGAATGGGAAAATCTGCTGCGGAAGCATCTGGAGACCTACATGCCGGAACTGAAGGCGGATCTGGAGAAGGACGGGGAGTACGAGGATTACCTGGTGACGAAGGCGGCAAGGGCGGTGAATCAGTATCAGCAGATGCTGAGCGAGGGGGTTCCGATTCCGAGCGCGAGGGAGCTGGTGGCGGAAAGTTTGCTGCCGATTCCGAAGGAGGAAGCGGAGGAGGATCTGGAGTAACGCGAGGCCGTGGCCCGGGTAGTGCCGACGTACGGCCCGACGGGGTGAACCCGGCCGTTATTGGGCAGTCTCCCGAAGAGCAATCGCTCGCCCAGCCCAGCACGCCGGAGAACCCGACGGATTCCGGCCCGTCGAATTTCCAGTACACGGACACATCGTTCATCAGCGCGGGCTTGAAGGACAAGTTCCGCGCGAACGCGAACGCGATCGAGACGCTACGGCAAATCCAGATGGAAGGCCGGGAAACGGCCACGCCGGAGGAACAGCAGATCCTTTCCCGGTTCATCGGGTGGGGGCAGTTCAAATTCTTGTTCAACACCCGTTTCGGCCAGCAAGCGAAGGGATGGGAGAAGGAACAGGACGAACTCAAGAAACTGCTGTCCAGCGAGGAGTACGGCAAGCATGTCGAAAACGCGTGGGATGCTGCCGACCATTCGACCCAGAACGCTCATTACACTCACCCGGACATCGTTCACAAGCATTGGGAAATCGCCCAGAAGCTCGGGTATGAGGGCGGGCGGTTCCTCGAGACGTCGGCAGGGTCCGGCTACTACCTCGGGATGATGCCGGCAGGCCTGGCGGGCAATAGCCGCACCAGCGCCGTCGAACTCGACCCCACCACGGCCGGCATCCTGAAACTGCTCTACCCGCGGGCCAATGTCGTCAATTCGGGTTTCGAGAAGTTCCAAACGAATGACAACTTCTTCGACCTAGTGGCATCCAACGTCCCGTTCGGTGCTTATACGGTCCATGACAAGAAGTACAACAAGTTAAAGCCTGACATCCATGATTACTTCTTTCTGAAGTCTGCGGACGTGGTCCGGCCTGGCGGCCTGATCATGCACATCACGTCCACCGGGACGATGGACAAGCAAAGCGACAAGATCCGCCAGAAGTTGGCCGAGACGTGCGACTTCGTTGGGGCGATCCGGTTCCCGGGCGCTGCACACAAGGAGAACGCCGGCACCGACGTCGTCACGGACATGGTGATCCTGCGGAAGCGGATGCCGGGTGAAGAACCGTTGAACGACGTCACCAAAACGCCGGAGGAAGCCAAGCCGAAGGGGGAAGGCTTCACCGGGTCCACCACGGATTCGATGGGCCGGGTTTATCACTGGGTCAACGGGAAACGCGTGCCGGGCAACGACTGGTTGCAGACGACCACGGTTCCCGACCCGGCAGGCGGCGAACCCATCGTCGTGAACAAATACTTCGCCGACAATCCGCAAATGGTTCTCGGCATCACCGATCGCACCGGGCAGATGTACCGGGGCGACTCCAAGAACGTCAGCAAGACGGACGATTACGAGCAGCGACTGCAGGCGGCCACGGATGCTCTCCCGGCCGGGATCTATCGCAAGTGGACGGCTCCGGCGGAACGGTTCAAACCGGTCGTGGAAGCGAGCGGAACGGCTCGAGAAGGCGGATTCGAGGTCAAGGGCGGCAAGGCTTATGTCCGCCGGGATGGCAAGCTCGAGGAACACGAAGTCGACCCCAAGACGATCGCAAAGATCGAGGCTCACACCAAGCTGCGGGACGCCCTGCGGGACGTGTTCAACGCCCAGATGGAAGACCGCGACGCAGAGCCGGCCCGAAAGAAGCTGAACGAGGTCTATGACGACTTCGTCAAGAGTCACGGCCCAGTGAACGACCGGAAGAACCTGAAGGCGTTCGGGGATGACCCGGATTCGCCGATCCTACAAGCACTCGAGCATTACGACAAGAACACCAAGACCGCGAAAAAAGCGGACGTGTTCACGAAAGACGTCGTCCGACGAAACAAGAAAGCCACTTCCGCGGCCAACGCTGTCGACGGGCTTGCCATCACGATGGCGGAATCGGGCGAGGTCAACATCGGCCGGATTGCCGAGTTGACTGGCAAATCGCATGACGCCGTGGAAAAGGAATTGGTCGCCAGTGGCGTCGCGTTCAATGACCCGACCGAGGGATGGAAACCGGCATCACAATACCTCTCGGGGAACGTCCGGAAGAAGCTCGCCCTTGCCCGATCCGCGGCCCAGGTCGACCCGGCATTCGACGCCAACGTCCGGGCATTGGAGAAGATCCAACCGGCTGATCTGCCCTACGAAGAGATCGACGGCAAGCTAGGATCGGCGTGGATCCCACCCGAAGACATCGCGGATTTCATTGGCGACTTCCTTGGCATGCGGGACAAAGGAAGCCAACATTTCGACGTCCGGCAAATGCCAACGTCTGGTGATTGGATTGTTGGGTTCAAATCGGGATTCTCCGAAAGTCGCATCAAAAATTCCAATGCGAACACCGTGATTCACGGCGCGGAGGGATGGCGGCTTCACGAATTGGTTGAAGCGGCATTGAATGGGCAAACGCCGAAAGTCTGGGATACCAATCCTGACGGTACCAGACGGATTAATGCCGAGAAATCTGCGGTCATTGCCGGAAAGGTGCACGAGTTTAGCGAGAAGTTCAAGGATTGGCTCTGGCAGGATGGCGAACGCCGGGACCGTTTGCACCGTTACTACAACGACAATTTCAACAACCTTGTCCATACGCAGCACGACGGCTCTCACCTGCAATTCCCGGGCATGAATCCCGCGATCGAACTGCGAAAGAACCAGCGGGATTTCGTGCAACAAGTGATCGCCACGGGCGGTGGCCTGGCGGCTCACGAGGTCGGCACGGGCAAGACGTTTACCATGATCGCGGCGGCCATGGAACTCCGTCGGATGGGCCTGGCGAAGAAACCGATGATCGCCTGCAAGAAAGCCAACGTGGCGGCCATCGCCGAAGACGCCCGCAAGGTTTATCCCGGGGCAAAGATTCTCGAGATGGGCGACAAATTCAACGCCGCCCAGCGAAAAAAGACCATGAGCCAGATCGCCACGGGCGATTGGGACATGATCATTTGCACTCATGACAACCTCGACATGTTGCAGATGAAGCCGGAAACGCAAAAGAAGTACATCGAGCAGCAGCTTGGCGAACTCGAGACCATCGCCCAGGAACACGAAGCCAAGCGGGAAGCCGGCGGAAGAAAGAATTCCCGGGCAGAAAATGCACTGCGAAAAACAAAAGCCAATCTTGAGGCACGGTTACAGAAGATCCTGGACTCCGACGCCAAGGACAACGCCGTTTATTTCGAAGATACGGGCGTCGACCACCTTTTCATCGATGAATCGCACCGTTACAAGAATCTGAAGATTTATTCGAAGATGGATCGCGTGAAGGGGATGGATGGAACGCCATCCGAACGCGCGTCTGACCTGCACGCCAAAACCAGCTGGCTTCAGGATCAGAACGGCGGCCGGGGTGTCGTATTCGCCACGGGAACGCCGATCACGAACACCATGGGGGAATTGTTCAACCTGCAACGATTCTTGCAGCCGAAAGAACTGAAGGATCGGAACGTCCACCACTTCGACACGTGGGCCCGAACCTTTGCGGAAGTGCAAACCAAGGTCGAGAAGAAGGTAGACGGCACCTATGACATGGTCGCGCGTCTCTCGAAGTTCACCAACATCCCGGAGTTGATGGGCATCGCACGCCAAATGATGGATGTGCAGAAAGCTGACCTGGTCAAAAAGAAAGACGGCGGAAACGCGATCAACCGTCCGACCCGAAAGGATGCCGTTCACGTTGCTCCCGAGACCGAAGAAACGCAACGGCTCATGAAGGATCTGCTCGACCGGGCCGAAGAGGTCAAGCGGAACAAACAGTCGACGGATAATTTCCTGGCGATCTGCACCGACGGTCGAAAGGGTTCGATCGATCCCCGGCTGGTTTACGCCGATGCCAAGGATGAGCCGGAATCCAAGGCCAACAAGTGCATCGCCAATGTTCTTGAGAACTACAAGAGCAATCCCGGCAAGACGCAGATGATTTTCTCGGACATGGGTGTTCACCCGGTGGAAAACGGGTTTCACCTTTACAAGGATTTGATTGACAAGATGGTTGCCGGCGGGATCCCCCGGGACAAAATCATCAACTTCTCGGAACTGACCGAGAAGCAAAAAGAAAAGGCGATGGAAGCCCTGAACAACGGCCATGCGGCGGTTGCCATCGGGTCAACGGAGAAGCTTGGCACAGGGGTGAATGCTCAAGCGAAACTGATGGCCCTGCATCACCTGGATGCACCGTGGCAACCTGGTGGCCTGGAACAGCGGGACGGCCGTGGATGGCGACAAGGGAACGAGAACAAAGAGATTCAGATCAATCGCTATGTCTCCGAGAACACCCTCGATGAGATGTTCTGGGGCGTCCTGGCGAACAAAGCCAATTTCATCGCCCAAGTCGTGACGCCGGCGGGCAGTGCTCAAAGCACGGTCCGAAACGCCAACGACGACGATTCGGAAGAACTGAGCTATGAGCAGATCATGGCCGCGGCTTCCGGCGATCCTCGGATTCTCGAACGGGTCAAGCTCGAAGACGAGGTCAAGCAACTCGAGGGCGCCAAACGGCGTCATTCCGGCGAAGACTACCGTTACAAGGACGAGATCAAGAAGATTGAATCTACCGGTGCGAAGCTGAAAGAAATGCACGAAGGGCATCAGCAATCGGCCGCGGTCCTGGATCAGAATCCGGAGTTCTCGTTCAAGCTCGGCGGCCGAACGTACACAGAGCGGAAAGACGCCAAGGAAGCCCTCGAGAAGATCGACGAGAACTACAAACACACGACCCATTACGGCCCTGGCCACCTACTCGGCCATTACCGCGGCTTACCCCTCTATAAACGTGTCGATCCGCAGGGCAGCATGAAGTATCACCTCATGAGCCCGACCGGCCATGAGCATTCGGTAAACGGCAATCTGGGATCTATTGAGGCCGTTGCACGAAACATTCCCCGCGACATGAAACAGCTTGAAGAGCAGATCGGGCAGAAGAAAAGCGACGTCGAGAGCATCAAGAGCCGGATGGGCCAGCCGTTCAAACACGAGACGGCCCTTGCGGAAAAGAAAACCCGCCTCAAGGAACTGCTCGACCAGATGTCAGGGGCGGATAAGGCCTATCCGCTCGGCACGGCCCGCGGCAGCAAGATCAAGCTGCACAACGGGGATAAAGCCAAGCTCGGCGAGGCCAAGGGCAACCACTTATTCGAGGTATGGCACGGCGACGGCACGAGCAGCGTTGTACACCGCGATCACATCGCCCAGCAGGAGAACAAAGCCGACCTGGCGAACGAGCCGGAACCGGCGGCATCCAAACCGTCGAGCGGGCCAGCAAACCCCAACCGCGGGCCGGCGACGCACAAAGGCGGCACATTCACGATGCACAACGGCGATATCATCGCTCGTTTGGCTGGCGTCAGTGATGCTCAGCCCGGCGATTTCGCGGAGTTGAAATCGAAGAAGGGCGACACGCATAAGGTCAGGCTGACGAAGATCATTGATAATACGAACGGCGTGGTCAAAGCGAACTACGAATTTGTCAACGATAAACCTTCACGGCGGTTTGCCGACGAATCCGACCATGATGACGACGGCCCAAGCCCCGAAGAACAGGTTCGATGGACGGAAGATCCTGACGCGCACCGGGTCGGCGTGCTCCTAGCCGTTGCCGATGAACTCAAAGGCAAAGTCGACCCCGTCACGCTCGCCAAAATCCTTGGGGAACTCGCCGACGACCCCGAAGGCTACGACGCGGTTTCAACGGGCCAGCCCCATCTACTCAGCTCCTCAATGGATTTCGCCGACTGGACCTATGAGGAAGGGCCACGCGGCGGCAAGCGGTGGAAAAACGCCGAGACGGGCCGTTACGTCTACGGGGCAGAGAAGCCTGGCGGGAAACGGGAAGCGGCCACAAAGACGCGGGAGGAAGCCCACAAGGCCGCGAACACGATCATTCGCGATCACATCCACGGGAAAGCGACGCCGGACCAGCTCCGCGATTTGATCAATCACATTCCGCACCTCAACCACGCCCAGCTTTCGAGCGTGCGGGCAAGGCTGATGGCATCGTTCGGTGGCAAGCGTGGGTTGCAGGATCGCATTGAAGCCCTCAAGAAGCACATTGAGGACATGAACGAGCCGGACGCCCTGGATTTCGGGCAAGAGGCCATGGACCACGGCAAAACCGGAAAGGTCAAGCGGAAGGAAGATCCCGCCACGAAGAAGGATCAACCCGTCGCCGAGGCCGAGGCCCGCAACCGATGGGACAAGGGCCAACAGATCGAAGATAAGGCGAAGGGCAAAGATCCCGGCCGTTCACTCGCAAGCGTGGGCGAACTCGAGAAAGCCAAGGTTGAAGACTGGAAGCAGGCAGAAGAACAAAGGAAGGGAAAGCCCGCGGATAAACTGGACGAGAAGCCCGCGAAGGCAAAGAAACCCAAGATCCACGAAAGTGATGCAACGCTTGCACACATCATCAAGAACCGGGGCGGGATCCGGTCCGATGATCATAGTTTCAAGGCTCATTTCGGCAGTATCAAGGAGGCCATGGAATACGGCCTGAGTCTCGGCCTGTTCAACAAAAACTCGAAGCAAGGCCTGGACCAGATTGCAAAGAGCATGGCGGAAGAGGGTCACCTGATCGTTCCGGATGGCGAAGATCCCGTTCCGCATTTGGTCGAAGGATTGAAGAGAAAAGCAAGATCTGCCGCAGAGGACTTGACGAAGAAGTATGATAAAGCGTATGAAGAATATGCCAAAGAATTGGAGGAAGCTCACAATGACGGAATCACAAGCGAACAGATTAGAGCGACTGAAGCAGAAGTACATTCAGTTGGTGAAGCTCAGGGTGCAGAAGACAAATATGGACAAGGTAGTTCAGGAGTTGGAGACGACACAGACTTCGGGTTCGGGGCAAACGAATCCAAGCAACCAGAATCCGGAAGCGGATCAGGATCGGTAGACCTATTCGGCAACCCGATTCCGAAGTCGTATTCGGCCAAGGCCGGCCAACAGATCACGATGGACGACGCCCTACGTGAGGCGTGGGTCAACAAAGCCCACGAATGGGCGGACGAACACGGAACCAAAGTCAACTCTCTCACCGCTTCGGGCACATTCAAGGCGGGCGGCAAGGAATACCAAGTCGGCAAGGCCGAAGACGGGTACCCTATCAAGGAAATCGGGGCGGCAAAGCCAACGGGGCATGATGCCAAACAGATCGCCGAATCCGTTGTCAAATCAGGGCGGAACATTTCAGATGTGATGAAGGATTTGGGCGTCAGCATTGGCACCGAGAACGGTAGAAAACTCCGCAAAGAAATAATGGACCACGTCGACAAATTGAAAGAGGGAGCTACAGCCGCATCGAAACCGACGCCAAGTCCAGAATTGCAGAAAGCCCGCGAAAAGTTCCTCGAAAAGAACAAAGCAAACCAAGAGCCGTCAGCCCCACCAAACATTGATGTCCCGGATTCCGCCAAACGAGAGGCAGAGCGGAATATCGAGACGATCAAGCGTTACAACCAGGAACTTCAGCGAGGCCGCGACACGGACAAAAAGTTTAAGGGCGAGGGTCGGTACGAATACGCTGCCCATGAAAAGCTCGGCGGCGATATGCAGAAAGCATTGAAAAACCTGCAGCAAATGCACGCCGATGGTACCGACGATGGCTATGACATGTCGGCGTTTTATAAATCGCTCGGCCACGAAGAGCCATCGACATTGAGCAGCAATGCAGCCGAGTGGGATAACGAAGCAAAGGCAGCGGAGAAGCCACCGAAGAAAGCCGAGGGGCCACCGGCGAAAGCCCCGGCCCCCGTTGCAACTCCGAAGGTAGAGCCGTCGACCCCGAAAGCAACGCAGCCAACTCCGAAGGCTCCTGTTGAAGGTCCGCCCCCGTCCCTGGATGAAGTGAGCCGCCTCTATGACATGATCTCTCAACCCAACGTTTCGCAAGGTCATGTCCAGCAGATGATGGACAGATTGAAGAACGCGAAGAAGGGCGATCTCAAGGCCATCGGTGACAAGATCGGGATGGAGTTTGGGGCGAGCGACACGGCAGGGAAAATGCAAGAGAAGATTGCCAAGCGGTTTCTCAATCTGAAGCACGGGGCAATGAAAAGCGACAGCTTGAATGCCGCAAATGAAAGGGCCAAAAAAGAAGAACACGAGGCAAAACGACGTGCCAAACTTGGGATTCCCGAGCCGGAGCGAGATACGCCCAAATTCAAGAAACGAAGGTTCGATCTCGAAGATGAACTAAATGGATTGACGTCTGATGCTTCAGACGACCTCTACCAATCGTTGGATGATGCAGAGACGCACACCGACCTTGACACGATTGCGGCTAAAATCAAGGCCGAAAAAGCTAAGTCCGGCAGTCGTCCCAAGCCAGTAGCCCCGGTTTTGCCTGCACCTGCTCCGGCCCCTGAACAGCCGCGCCGTGATTATGTGCACAACCCCAACGCCAAGGGCGATCCGACGCCCGATGAGGTTGCGGGATTGCACGACAATATTGCCCGGCGTGATATTACCGAACCGCAAGTGCAACAGGTTGCCGACCGGATCCAAGGGATTAAGAGCAAGGCCACGCTCAAAGAGATCGGCCAGAAAATCGACATGACGTTTGGTGCGAGTGACACTGTGAAACAGATGGCCGACAAGGTCATAAAACGACTGCTTAATATGAAGCGAACTCACATCAAGAGCACGATATTTGATCGGAAACAAGAGAAGCCAACCGAGGCGGCACCGGCGAAAGCCCCAACGCCCGCCCCCTCAAAGTTTCTCGCCCCTCATGAAATGTCGCGAGAGGATTACATCAAGCAGCAGCAGCCGAAAATCGAAGCTGAGGTGAAGAAGATCCCGCAAGACTACCTGCAGGACCGCCAACGCCTCTCCCTGCAACGCCAAGCGGGATTCGAACACCAGGACGCGGTGAAGGCGGCAGTGGAGAAAGGCCAGCCCGTGCACGAATCGGCGGCGAAGGATTACCCGAACATCAAGCCGACGAAGAAAATCGAACCCCAGGAGCACGAGAAACCGCTGTACGAGTTCGCGAAGATGGTGCAACAGTTGGCGGACACATCGCCGTATGAAGAGCGATTTGGCGATAAAAAGGCGTTTATCAGTGACATCTACAAGCGGTCGCAAACGTCGGGCGCATTGCCGAAAATGACGCTTGACCAGTTCAAACAACAATTATTGGACGCGAACAACAAGTCTTTTTTGAACTTAGCCACACAGGATGACCCAAACATTGTCCCGCGAGACAAACACGACGAATCGCAGATTGAATATTTAGGCAACCCATTCCACCATGTTTTGACAAGCGACGCCGGTAAATACAACGACAAAGAACACCACAAGTCGCGCGAAGCCCAAGAAAAGGCATGGGGCTTGGGACTCGGCGAAAAGGGGTATTACAACAACAATCAATAGCCATCGCCCTCCTACTTAACCCTTCAACCCGCCTTCATGGCGGGTTTTTTCATGTCATACACGCTGATTGAAAATCGGAATAGCGGTTTGGGACAGTTGATGAATGTTAACTGCCACCCAGACTGGAACGCGATTTTACACCGTGAAAAACATGGTGTCGTTTTGCGTTGGATGGTGGAACGGCCGGCCTCACGCACTTCAGGACCTCCAAGAACTCGCCGACAACTATAACCGGCTCATCAACAATGGTGGCCGGCCCCTCTATGTCCCTTTTGCAACTCTCAATCATCAAGATCCGGATCGATGCGGATGGGTTTCCGGCTGCCGAGTGGCGGGTAATTGCCTGCTCCTCGACGTGTCGGACATCCCGGAAGACGTCGCAATCCGGATCCGGCAAGGCCGCCTGGCTTACCCCTCGATTGAGTATTGGGACACACGGAACGACCCGCGGGCACGCATGCTCTCCGGGTTCGGCTATTCGTCGCCTGGCGGGCAACCTCCGGGTCTGATCCTGCGGTGTGTGACCATTCTTGGCTCGATGGCCCCAGGGGCCAAAGGGCTTCCTGAACTGCCAATCCCCCAACTCCAGTCCGGCGGCGGCTCGCGCATCGGGTCTCCCGCGTCCGCGATCGCCACACAGCAATTTCTCGATCGGTCCGTCGCCATTCGACGGTTTTCTTACGAGGGTTTCATGAACCGCTCCTCCATGCTCCAGGCTTTGCAGGCGGCGTTTGGCGACAAGATTAGCGCCGATACGCTGGCCACCTTCAGTGACGACCAACTCGCCAAGATGCTTGGCGACGCACAGCAAAACGCGGCCATGGGTCAAGCTGATCCCGCTGCCGCTGGTGCTCCGGCTGGTGCTCCTCCGGCCTCGCCTGGCGGAACTCAAGCCGACGCTGCTCCCGCGATGGATCCGGCCATGGCCGGTGGAATGGCTGGCGGCGCTCCGGCCTGCATGCCCATGGATCCGAACAACCCGGCAGCCGCTTCGCAGGCCTATTCGGACATGGCGGCCCTGCGGAAGTTCGCCCACGACGCCAAGGCCGAACGGGTCGAACAGGTGGTCCAAACGGCCATCGCCAAGGGCCAGCTGATGCCGACGCAAGCCGCGTTCGCTCGCAAGACCGGTATGGCTTCGGGTGTTACCCCGATCCCGCCCGCGTCCGCCACTTTCGCCGATGCCGCCAAGGCCACCGGCAAGCCCGCTCCGACCGAGTTCGATGTCTGGGCCGCGGAAATCGCTGCTCTGCCCGTCGATTCGCGATTCATCCAGAAGTTCTCCGACACCTCCGGAACCAAGGGCGGCACGACGACCGTCACCCCGGGCGGCCAACCCACTGGCCTCGGCCAGAACGCGATGGACCTGCTCAACACTCGCGTCTTCTCGAACCGCAATCCGCTGGCTAAAGAACGCATTCTCAAGCGATTCGCCAAGCAAGCGTAATCGCAATCAATCGATCAATTTCGAACAATCATTACCAGATAAGGAATAGGCGATATGCAGACTCAAACGATTACTCTGGGCCAGATTCAGCCGGCTTACCGGCCTGAGTTGGCCACGAAACTGGGCGTGAAACTGCCGGTTGGCGGACCGGTCGGCACCGGTGGGATGTTCAGCAAGGGCACTGTCCTCGCTTCCATCGGTGGCGCCACGGCCAATGAAGTCCGGACGTTGACCATCGGCGGATCTCCGACCGGCGGCACGTTCACGATCACCTACACGGCCGACAAGGTCTATTCGTCCGGCCCCCTGGCTTACAACGCCTCGACCGCTGTCGTTCAAGCAGCCCTGCAGGCCAACATCTGGGGCACCGGAAACGTGACCGTCACGGGCACGGCCGGAAGCTCGTATGTCGTCACGTTCGGCGGTCAACTCGCCAATCTCCGGATCGGCGGTTACCTGGCGGTTGACAAGACCCTTCTGACCGGTGGCACCCCGACCGCGTCTTGGGCCACGACCACGCAAGGCAACGCCGGCGCGGGCCAGTTTGACGCCTACCTCAACGGCACGAACTCCGCGGGCAAAGCCATTCTGGCCATGGACAACCTCATGGATCCGCAAGGTGGCATCGTCACCGGCGGACAGCCCACGTTCTCGCTCCAATCCCCGCTCGCGTTCGTCTCGGGCTTCTTCAACCGGGGCGACCTGATTGGTGCTGACTCAACTCTCATGGGCCTGGCCGGCTGGCGCTACGTCGTCGGCAACGCACTCACCGACACCGGCGTAATCATCGGCCTCGGTATTTAATGTGAACTAACGTCCATTATTGGACATGACATAACTTTCAATCATGAAGGAACTGATACATGGCTGACGTTATTAACCTGACGCAGAACTATCAAATCGACGCGATCCTGCCCGATTTGATGCTCGATGCGTTCTCCGAATACGGCGAAGACCCGCTGCTGAATGCCCTGCCGCTGAAATACGAAAACACGGATCAAATCCGCTGGGACATGCACGAAAACGGCTACGGCCTCCTCAATCTTCGCGGGTTGGGTGGCTCGCTGCCGACCGTGCAAATCCCTGGCATGCGTCAGTATCTGGTTGCTCCCGGATACTACGGCGAACAAGCGATCCTTGAAGAAACGGAGATGACCAAAAGTCGTCAACCCGGCACTTCGAACGAGACGCTTGACCCGAAGGACCGGATTGTTTTCCTGCAGCAATACCAAGCCCAAAAGACGGCCAATCGCCTTCGCCAAACGATTGCCGACTTCCTCACCACGGGCACATTCAGCAACAAGAACGCCGATGGTTCGATCGCTCACCGCGACACGATCCAGGGCTACCAGACGTTCGCCATCAACGGTTCGCTGACCCTGCCTCGGACCGGTCAATCGCTGGGTGCCGGCTGGGCGGCCAACCCCGCAACCGCAAACCCGATTCGCGACCTGCAGTTGCTGAAGATCGAGCTTCAGTATGCGACCTCGAGCCGGTTCGGCGAGGATTCGACGATCCTGTGTAACCCGCAGGTTGTTGTCGATTTCATCAGCACGACCTTGGTTCAGAACACCCTCAAGAATGACTACGGCGCGAGCTACACCCTCGAAACCGCCAACGCTCTGCTCTTAAAGAGCGGTCTGCCCAAGCTGATGCCGTACGAGCCGGGTTACTTCCCGACCCTGACGGATGCCCGCAACCAGAACTACGCCAACTTTGTGCGTATTCTGCCGCAGAAAACCATGATCTGGCTGGGTAACCGCCCCAGCGGTCAGAAGCTTGGCATGTTCTGCCTGACACGGAACATGGGTTCGTCGCCCCCGGCTGGCGTTCCCGCGAATCCGTACTCGGCCCCGCTGAGCAATCAGGCGGATCTCGAGTGGACCAAGGGTCTCTATGTGGACCTGCGGTACATCAACCAAGCCCCGTGGCGGTATGAGTTGGACATCGTCATGCACGGTGGCCCAGTGATTCACTATCCGTCCGCGGCTTGCGGCATCAGCTACACATGATCAATCTCAATTTGAAGGGGATCGTTAATGGTCCCCTTCAATTCCTCAATCAATATTTCCGGAAGCCACCAATGAATTATCAGGTTGTCGTTTCGCATTTCGCCGGCCACCCGCAACACACCGTGATCTCGGAAGCCGAGGTCCTGAAGTCGGGTTACTCGCCTGCGATCGCCATGGATCGTGAACTCATCATCCCGACCACGCTGGAATGCGGGACGCCTGCCGCCCCGCTGCCGGACTCCGAAAAGGTTTTCGCGGCATTCCAGAAGCTCCAGGACGATTACAACCGCCTGCTCCAGCAGAAGGCTTTGGTTGATGAGCAACTGAAGGGTAACGCCACCAAAAACCTCGCGAATGAGGACGAGTTGAAGGCGGCTACGCAGAAGATCCAGGGCTTGCAGGCTGAGTTGCAGACACTGCGAAACAGCCATGACACGCTGACGAACGAAAACAAGAAGCTCCAGGATCTGCTCGAGAGCCATACGGCTCCCGTCAAGAAGTAATCTCAACCGGGGAACGCCATGCCTGGCCCTTATGTGTCCGACGAAGACGTTCTGGAATCGCTTGCGCGGCGGTTGAAGATCAACAACGGCCCGAACGGTCTGCCGGCGGCTTGGAATGGGATCGTTCAAGAAGCCATTCAACAGGCCTACCAGGATATTTTGGCGGCACTGGGCGGGCGTGGGTTCTCGGTTGCGGACATCGATAAATGGGCGTCGGCACGGTTCTATAACCTGCAGATCGCCATGTATTGGACATTGGTTAATGGTGCATCATTGGGCGGGTATCCGCTCGACTTCATCCGCGAATTGAACCTCACCCCGCGGCTCGAAAAGCTCGCGATCATGGACACCTCGGGGAATCCCATCATCCCGAGCACGACAGAGCCGTCCGACTCGAATGGCGATGGCGTGGATGACACGTTCGGCGGCGCGGTGATTGTGGGCGGGCGTCTCGACCAAACCTACTGGAAGACCAACGAAAATACGGTGTACTAAGTGAAGGAACTCACGCGGGAAGGCCTGGCCGAACGAATCGCCAAGATCACCATTGATCGGGCGGTTTACTCTGCGCTGACCGAGATCGCACCGGCCATGGCGGAAGAGTGCAAGGTCAATGCGTTCAACCAGGTCAGCCCCGACGGCTCTTCCTTCGCCCCCTCGAAACACCCGCGGAAATGGGGTAACGGCGGCCCGCTGAACGACACCGGGAAAATGATCGCCGGCATCGAGGCGAGCGTACCGGCCCCAACGGAATTGGATCTGACGTCCGATTCCCCACAATCCCGATTGATGCAGGACGGCGGGACCATCGTTCCGGTGAACGCCAAGTTCCTGACGATCCCCTTGACCGAAGAGGCGGCCCGGGCGGGCGGAGCGCGAAACTACCCGGGCGAACTCACTCCCATCATCAACAAGCAAGGAACCAAAGGCGTTCTCCGCGATGAAAGCGGCGAAGCGGTTTACGCGTTGACCGTTGGCCCCGTTGAAGTGCCGGCCCGGCCGTTCGTGGGGTTCTCGGAAGAAATGATTCAATCGGTCGAAGATAGGATCGCCGACAAAGTGGTCGATGCTATTGTGGAGGCAATCGGACGATGAACTTATCCGTCGTCGATAATCTCGATCTCACCGCGACGTTTACCGTCACGGGCTCATCTGGTGCCGGGTCGGTGATCGCCACGCGATTCCGGGGCATCGAGGGCCAGCAAACGGCATCCTCAACCGTCTGGAGTTTCACCGGCGACGGGGCAAGCTCCCCGACGACGATGATTCCGGGTCATTATTTCTTCCAGGCCATCCAGGGTACAAACGTCAGTCCGCTTGTCTACCAGACGATCCAGGACACAACCCTTGCGGAATCGGTGGCTTGCCGTATCGCGGTCCAGGCCCGGATTCAATTGTTGGCTCTGCCGGGCATCAACGATAACGTTGTGATTCAGCTCAAGCCGAACGACATGACCGTTCAATACCCGGTTGTTTTCGTGACCATCCCTGACAGCGCGGGCGAAACGGACACAGGCGGTGCGAACTCCATCACCGACTGGGGACACCCGGTTCGGGTGCTCATCGCCGACCGGCAAGACATGATCCAAGACAGCGAATCGAGCCACTTCGACGCGTGGCGGCAGGCGATTCGGCATGCGTTCGACGGCCAGCGATTGCCCGGCCAAACCCGCGTGAAAATGACGCGTGTGGAACCCGGCCCCGTCGTGATGAAAATGCGTCCGTTGTATGCGACGACTGACCCGTACCAATTGTTGGGGTCGGAAATGACAATCCGTTGTATCACCCGAGAAACGAAGGGTTTTGGGTCATAAATATGTCAAACGCCATCATCACAACTCTCGGCCAGCTTGCCATAGGGACCGCTGGCGTTGCTCCAAATCGTCGGATCGATTTCGCGAATTTCCAAGTCGGTGTCGGACTCCAGGTCGTGGACGGGAACCGCAACCGCGGGAAGATGGACCGGAATATCAACCGCGTTCGGACCGTGCGGAAGATGGTTCAGCCGCAACTCTCGATGCCGTCGCCGACGACATTTGAGCTTGCCCTGATCCTGCCCTGGCTCACTGGCGGAACCCCAGTCGTGACGGGCGGCTCGACCTTTTACCCGTGGTCGAATTCGGCTCCTGAGCAATCGCTCGCCTACAACGATGGGCAAGCCAGTCCCAAAATTCACACCTACTACTACAACGCGATTCGAACGGCATCCTTCCAAAGCAGCGATGCTGACCCGACGTTGAGCGTGAATCTCGGGCTGATTGGTCGGCACTACGATGACACACTGGCCTGGCCTTCGCTCACGCCTCCATACGATCAGGTCGACATCACGAAACAGCCGCTGGTGCACACGGACACGGCCGGCGCGGTGCTCGTGAATAACGTTGCCGTGCCGACGCGAAGCATCTCATTGACCATTGAGAAAAACATCCCTGACCGGTACCTCAACAGCCTGACCCAAACGGCCAATTTCCAGGTCGACCGAAACTATCGTTTGGCCCTGGCGTTCCCCCTCGGCGAGGCTCCGGCCCTCTACACTGCGGGTCAAGCCGGCGTCCCGGTCACACTCACCTACACTAATGGTAGTTCGTCGTTGACGATTACCATGCCGCTGGTGCAGTTCCCCGAACAGCCGATCGAATTGCCGATGCGAGAAGAGGTTTACCACGTGCTCAACGGCGTGTGTTATGAGTCTGCCGATGGAACGCTGCCGGCGGTGCGATTCGACCTGGTGCCATAATGTCGACAACACATTTAGCCGGCCCGATCATTGGCATTCATAGGCGGAGAATCCAACGGTGCTCCGTCTGCGGTCTCAAGCTCGCCGACAACGCGAGCTACCCGCTGAAAGCCGATGGAACGGTCGAAGACCTTCCTGTCTGGGAACCGCATTGGTACGTCCGACAGGAAGGCGAACCGCCGGTCTGGACGGGTTTGGGCCCGGCCGGCGAAGCGATACCCTTGGATTTTTGTCTCGAACTGGTTGAGGAATAACGATGCCGAAAGTGATGATTGATGACCTGTTGGCCGTGACAGAAACCGTGAACGCCGAAGGGCAGGCCGAGCCGCTTGTGATCTCGTTTGTGCCGTGTCTGCCTGCGGAATCGATTGA